TTGTAATTTTGATTGCTTGAGTCATAAAAAAATCTTATTTCTTTGTCAGATTCAAACACATATCTCATACCTCTATTTTCCATTGTGTAAGTTTCACCGTTGTTTGTAAACAATAATAACCAACTAGAGTCTAATCTTTGATTACTGTCATCTCCACTTTTACCAATGTTAAAGTCATCATAAATGTTTAAGTTTGTTTCCTTAATAAGTTTCCATGTTCTAGTATCTTGATCGAATCTTAAACCAAATGTATTGTAAGCAAAAATTTGCTCTATGATATCATTTTTTAAGCCTGCACTTAAAAATTTTGTAAATTTAGATTTAATTTTTTTAAGTATTGCTCCGGTTGGTATTACATCACTGAACGCAATAGGTCCAGTACCATCTGTTTGCACAGTTTTTCCATCGCCAACCACACTTACAACAGTTGTCCAAATGTAGTCACTGCTACCTGGATGATCTGCTGTGCCTGACATTAAAGTTCCGTCAGCCATAAAATGGAAACCAGTTGGTGCTTCAAATTTACACAACGCTCCTGTTTCTATAAATTTTAATTGACTTGTAGTTGTTGGCCCAGCGGAATATTTTAAACTATCTGGATCTTGTAAAAGACCTGTGCTTAAATTGTTTCCTTTTGTAGATTGCACAAAACTTGCATTCAAATCATCTAATAGTAAGTCTGGAAAATTATTAATAAAGTAATTGAATAATCTGTTTTCACTTAATACTGGTTCTATTTTGTTAATAATTACTCCTTCAATATCTGTTCTTGTTCCAAAATTAAAAGTGTTTAAATCATTAATCATTTCTCTGTATATGATACCATCATTGCCGTAAACATTGACATCACTGCTAGTGCCTGTTGCATCTACAAAATCAAAATATTTGGATATTCCTGCACTTACTCTGTTAACACTTTTTACTTTTACAATTTCTCTATTTTTTCCTAGTGGTGCAACATTGTAATCTTCTCCTGTAATCATTCTGTTTTGTGTGTAGAAAGAAGTAGGAGCATTCACTTTAATGTTTGCATTGGTTTCAGTAGTTGTGCTGTTATCAACTGTGTATTGCAAACTACAAACAAAACTTAATGTTTCTGCCTTGCCTGTTGCAGATACGTATGGAATATCTATCTGAATATTTTGCATTTCACTTGGTGGTATTGAAAAGGATAAATTATCCGAAGTTCTATAGTAAACTCTAAATGCACCTTGTGGCAAGTCGCCAAATACACCATCAGAAAATTGTAAACTTATTCTATCATCTGTTTTAGTTGTAACACTGTAAGTTGATCTAATATTTTTATTTAAAGAATTGTAAATTATATTATTTCCTACCATGGCATCTAGTTTTGTCCACAAGTTTAATTCGCCACCTGTATCATCTAATTGATATAACCAAACATCAGTATTGTTAATATTACTAGCATCAATGTTTACAGACTGATTAGGTGTTGGCAAACTAATGTTAAATTCTCCTTGATCTAAAAATCCTTGTCTAAAGTGTACAAAAAATCCTGTGTTGGCACTTGAAGCACCTTGACCATCATCTCTGTGAATCAATCCAAATTTTCTTCCTGGCAATGGTGCATGTTCATTTATTGAACCATCGAGCACTTCTGCACTTGTAATTTCAAAATCAAAATTTCTGCCATTAACATTTTTGCTAAATGCAAAAATAGGAAGATCAGAACCAATTGATTCAACGTTGTATTGTCTTGTTAAAATTCCGTTGACAGAATCTGAAGCAACTGGCTTGCCGAATTTAGAGTTTTGTCCAAATGCCGCATTCATTACTTTTATGAATTGTTCATACCAATCAGCATTAGACGTATCTGCCCAACTGATTTCTGCATTTCCTAAATCTAGATTATTACTGTCAATAACGTTTTCAGTTGTAGATACTGCCACAATTTTTAACAAGCCATTAGCACATTGATTCCTTGTTGCATTGTAACTCAACAAACGTGCTAGTCTTAAAACTGATTCTCTTCTATCTGCAAGTTCTAGGAAATTTTCTCTAGCATTTAAATCTATTCTGTAAGATAAATTTTGTCCAAGAAATGCAATTAAATCAATAAGTGCTAGATACTCAGAACTTTCAATATAATCATTGAAATCTTCAGGATAATTTTCACGCAGATATGCTATCATGACTCTTCTTAAATTGTCAAAGTCATAACTTTGGAATTCAGCATTACGGAAACTTTGATATATGCGTTTCCAATCCTCTGCAAGTAGTAATCTATTTTGTCTTTGTGTTGTGGACATAATTTTTTATTTGTATTTATTGGCTCCTATTAAGTACCTATTTAATTCAGTAACCCAGCATCCTCATCAAAACGCAATCTCATATTTTCTGACACATTATAGGTCAAATATGTCAATTGACATTCAATTTGTATACCACTTTCGTATTGACTGACTGTGACCCCATCCACTTGTACTCTGGGGTCGTAATTGATAATTTCAGTAACATTTTCACTTATAAAATCGCGATTATCATTTGTCAATGGTTCATACACCATATCCCATATAATTGTGCCAAAATTAGGATCTTCTAATTTTTCTCCCTTGCGGATGTGAAATAAATTTATAATATCTTGCTTGATTAAAGCGATATCAAACAACTTGAAACTTGTATTGTCTGGATTCACTGTACTCAGCCCACGATAGGCTCTTTGAGTAGGCTGAATCTTAGGTTTTTGATTCGATTTTACTGTAACTTCTTTGTATAATTTTTTTTCTTCTGATGCCATAACAATATTTAACCTTTAAAAATCACCCACTACTCTTCCTTCTGGATCTACATATACACTCATGTAAAAAGGATCTCTAGTGGTTGTAGCAGTTGATGGTGGTATGCTAGTAGTTCCTGTTTCTTCAAATATAAAATCTGATGCTCTGTCTGTGTATGTTTTAGAAACATTTGTTGGATTTAAATTTTCATGATGTCCCCAAGGCTCGTGTTGCGGTATGCGTTTCAATATTGAATCTGTGCTTTCCCCTGGATTAGTAAACACAGACAAATCTGTTACCGGCAAGCCAGCAAACACACCATTTGCAATATTAACAAGTCCACCAACATCTATGTTAACATTGACTCCTGCGTACAGATTAGATGTAGCACCTACAGTTGTATTTTGTGTTGCACCTATTTGATTTGTTTGTGAACCAGTGACTTTTAAATTTTCTGTTGCAACTTCTGTGTTGAGAGTACTTGCTTTTAAATTAATATTTCTATTTGCTTCTAAATTAAAATCTCTATCTGTTTTAAAATTGAAATCTCCTTTACTGTGAATGCTCACACTGTCGTCTGCAAATATATCAATCTTTCCATTTGCAGTCATTTCTATCCAAGTGGTTCCTTTTGCATTGCCAATATAAATTAAATCTTCTGAATTGTGCATCAATAATTGATGTCCTGTTCTTGTACGCAAACGCAGTAACTCGTTGAAAGGAATACCTGGTTGTCCGCCTACTTCTTTTTTAGCAACATCTACATATTCGTAGGATGTGCTTGAAGCACTGCCTTTTCTAATGAGTGTTTGGTCGCCATCATCCATTATAAACGATGAACCGCCCTTTCTTTGGAAATGTAAATTTTTAGATGGCTTGAATATTTCGTCAAAGTCTTTGTCTATTGGTCCTGGAGTTAAAATTCCAAACACACTTGAAGGTACTTCTCTTCGAGCAGACGAAGATGAAAGTCCTCTAGTTTCGTCTTCTATAAGACCTTGATTCATTAAAATATTTTTAAAAGTATTATGAACAGGTTTTAAATAGTTGTTTGCGTCTTTTTTTGGACTATTTTTATTGTACTCTTTGTTGTATTCAACCACAGGCATTTTTTTGTCAATTTCGCCTGCTTCAGTTGAATTGTGTAAATTAGTTGCTGGATTGCCTTCAGGCAATTGAATGTTCATTCCTTCTTGCTGGATGCAACCAAACCAATATGCTTTTTCAATGTTGCCTTCTACAAATATAACCATTACACGGTTACCGATATCAGGCGGAACAAACCACATACCATAACTGCTTTGACTGTATCTGTAATCTTTGTTATCTCTGATATCATTTACAGGTGTGGTTCCATAAAAAGGATTAAGGTATTTTGCACGGACTGTTTGTCCTGTAGTTTGTGTTTGTCCACTTTCAGTAGTTTTTAAAATTTCAACTTTTAACCCTCCTTGGAATTTAGGATCCATCACCGATCTCACAATGGCTTCGTAAGGTCCTGAATTATTTCTTACAGTCAATTGTAAATCTGTTCTACTTAAATTTGGCATTATGCGTAAGTACCTCCTTGATAAGGATCATCATTCAATGAAGTTGATGCATCTTTTGAAATTTCCTCCATTACATCTACAGCATTCTCATTGTTTGTTCCTGTAATTTTAGTCGGATCAATGACTCCTGTTTTGTTTCTAATCAATTCAATTTCTTGCGTGAACTTGTCTCCAGAAAAAGAACTTCTCACTGTGATCGGATAGTAGTAGCCGCTGAATTCGCCAAGCACTTGTAAATCTGTTTCACTCTTGGTGTCTTTGTTGAATAGCATTGTTCCGTCGGCTCCAATGTCTAATGGTGTTCTGAAATTCACTTTTGTAAACACAACGCCTCTCAAAAAATCTGCGGCTTCGTCTTTATCTGTAAATTGCTCTGTGGTTACATCTGGTGTGTGTCCAACATAATTTCCAAAACCTGTTTGAGGTAAAAAATAAGGATCGCCAACAATGTTTAAATCTAGTTTTACTAAATCCACATTACTGTCAAGAATTGCTTTGTTGAATTGTCTAGCAATTCTTAACTCCACAGTTTCTATATCACCACCTTGAACGTTAGTAGGATCTCCAAATGCTATTTGTGGATTAATGGTACTGCCTGCATAAGGACTGGTTGCAGAACTTTGTCCCACAGAATTTTTGCTTGTGGACACACTGGAATTAGCATTGTCCTGTGAGTCTGCTGTGCTGTTTCCATAATCATTCTGTAAGGCTTGATAAAATGCTTGATTAAATTCAACATTGAAATCTATCACATCTTTATTAGTTCCTTTGTACAATATGTTGTATTCTTTTCTAATAAAGTTATCTAAAAGATCTGCTCTGCTGACTTCATTAGGAGCCATGAATTTATCGTCTGGCACATTGTAAGGAACTATCCTAAACATTACTATTTCCGGATAAGTGTTGAATCTCATTTGTAGCACACGATCATTAAAAAGATATCTTGCCGGAATTATTTTAAACCATTGTATCATCCCGTCGGGAGCGGCTTTTTTCCTTTTTACAAGATCTTGTGCATATTCACTTAATAAAATAATTTCTTCTATGACTGATACTAGATGCCTTCCTTTTTTAAAGGAAATAGTTTTCTTTTTTGTGTCTATTTTTGCCTTGGCTTTAATCTGGGTTTTAGTGGCTTTATCATAATATGTGTTGGTATTACCGTTGTCGTCTGCAAATTCTTTTCCAGTATCGGCGGCGTTTTGTAAATGGTTAATGACCATTTTAGATTTACCTATTTCATTAATTTGCACTTGTTCTCCTGAAAATCCATCATTAAAAGAGTAATCAAAATTGCTTGTAAATAGACCTCCAAATATTCCTTTTATTCTTTGTGCATATGGAACTTGCTCAGGTCTTGACAAGCCGGCTTCAACGTCTGCTTGGTTTACAGTAACAGTTGTTGGTGTGTCTTTTGCACCTTGACTTATTATACCAGAAGCAAA